TCGAATGTTTTGATTGCGTTTCTCAATGTTGATAATTCTAACGAATGAATTAGTGACAGCAGCAGTATAGTAAGCAAAAGGATTATCAGATTTTGATTCATCGAATTGTAAACCTATTTGAGTTAGTTGTAAAATAGCCTGTCCACGCATTTCATCGTTGTAAGTGTAGCCACGAACATTGCCACGGGTGGCGTATCTTTCGCAGAGTTTTAAAAACATACGGGCTAGATTGTTGGTCATCTTGCCGTGCTCTTTGTTAAACTCGCCTGTGTCTAAAGGGCCTTTCCAGTGACTCTTTCCTACCAGTATTAAATTCTCATTGTCGTCAAACTTCCAGTGTTGAAAAGGAGGAAAGTTTACTTTGTCATGACTATCGGCAGTATTCTTAAGAGTCTTTTTACGACCCGGTGCTAACGGTATGTGTTCAAAGGTCATGATGCGAAAAACAACATCTACCTTTTTAATTGTTTTATAATCTACTTCAAACTCTTTTGCAGGCAGCTTTTTACCACCTGTTAGAACTGCTAGTTCATGAGCTCGTTTGCTTAATCTAGAGGCTTGATTTCTTTTTGCTTCAGCAATTGTTCTAACATTTATTTTGCTGATATTTGGCAAAATTAAATCGTACTCGCTATAGTTAGGACTTGTAAAACTACAGTAAGTATTCTTGCTTAGGTGTATTTCTCGTAGTAGATCTTTGTTGGTTAAGTACTTGATTTTAGGCGGTTGCGTACTGATTGTCATAGTTATAGGGTTCTCCATTACTTATATAATAACACATTTTATCAAGAATAAATAGAGTAAAAGGAATATTTCTTATGGGGCTTTCACTCAATCCGTTCTCCTCAATTCTTAGTTCAGCTAAGAGTGCAGTCAGTGCAGTTACTAATCAATTCGGTGGCGGCTTCGGCAGTGGCGGCTTAAATGCCGGTATGCGTGGCCTTGAAGATACAGTAAACAAACTAGGCGGTGGTATAGGATCATCATTAAACGGACTCACTGCCGGAGGCTTCGGTGACATAGGTACTGCGTTAAAAGGCATAGGTAGTATTACTAACATTGCTGGAGACATTGGTCGAAGTATCAACGGCGCAGGCATTGGGGGTGCAATAGGAGCAATAGGCGGATTTGCCAGTGCTGTTTCTTCAGGAGCAGGGCAGCTTAATAATGTACTTAGCTTGTTTAGAGGAAAAAATTTACCAGCAAGCGGAGAGTTGTTTGAACAACGAGGATCGTTTGTAGAACTACAATCAGGTAATTCCGAAGACTGGCGAGTTAGAATCAACTGCAACTTTGGTCTTTTTGGTGACGGTGCATTTAGCCTACTACAAGAAACCAACGGAGTAGTCTGGCCCTACAATCCGTCAATTACTATAGGCACAAAAGCATCATATACGCCATTGGATCCAGTACATAACAATTATACTATGCATGCCTATAAAAATAGTTCAGTTAACGACATACAAATCTCCGGAGAATTCAGCTGCGAAACAGAAGCTGATGCGGCCTACTGGATACAGGCTACTACATTCTTTAAAGCATCTACAAAAATGTTTTTTGGTAAAAGCACCAACGCTGGGAATCCTCCAATTATCTGCAACCTAAGTGGTTACGGTCCTGGAGTTTTAAATTCTATTCCTGTAATTGTTAAGGAGTTTACAGTTGACCTGCCTGAAGATGTAAATTATATCAAATGCACGTCTAACAATTTTGGTCAAGCCACCTGGGTGCCTATCTTGAGTAAAATATCTGTAACAGTTTCACCTATCTACAATAGAAGTAAACTTCGTCAGTTTAGCCTGCAAGAGTATGCATCGGGTTCAATGAGCACTAAGGGATATATTTAATATATGGCAACACAATCTAACACGGTCAAGTACAAAAAGACCAGCCCTTGGGCTACTACCAAACAGAATAGGTTGTATCTCGATATACTGTCAATTCGTCCAGTACCTGCAGAAAGCGACGATTTCAAATATGTTATTGAAAATCAATATCGTCACCGGCCTGACCTACTAGCCTTTGATCTGTATGGTGACCCTAAATTATGGTGGGTGTTTGTTCAAAGAAATATGGATGTTATCAAAGATTGTATCTATGACTTTGAACCAGGAACGGTTATTTTTATCCCTAAGAAATCAAACCTACAGAATTTTCTAGGAATATAATATGTGGGATAATTTTGGATTCAACGGCAGTGCTTTTGAAAATGACCCAGGAGTAAAAAATGTTCCAGTGGGAGTTGCATCAGTTGTAACAGGTGCCACTGAAGCATTGGCAAGTTGTAGTGTTGGTAATTTTGCTAAATTACCAGCTATTGATTTTTATAGCCTTGCTGGCTTTCAACAACAATCAAATGCAGATGGGCCACCTTACGAAAATATTCTTGAACAACTTGCATCATACGCTCCGTTATGGACATTGGCCTGTCTTTCGCCAGACCAGTTCAATGATCCTAGTTTATATCGAGGCCAACCTAAGGCCCTACAAAATGTAGTATTTTCCTCAGCAGGCAGATTTGCCGGCCAACGAGTGCAGACTATTGTTGGAGCACCTGAGTATTTTGTCAACAACTTTGACATGAAAATGACCTTGGCCGCAACTCAAACCAGCGGATCAACTAATGTTATTACCTTTAACTTTGATGTCTTTGAACCCTATTCAATGGGCTTTTTTATCCAGAGCCTGCAGGCAGCAGCTATCAATGCAGGATATCCTAATTATCTTGGAACACCTTATTTGTTAAAGTTAGAATTTGTTGGACATAAAGATAACGGACAAATGTTTGGCAGTAGTGAAGCACTAAACAAATATTTTGTTATACAATTTAAAAAGGTCAACTTTACAACCAACGAAGGCGGCAGCACCTACAAGTGTGAAGCTGTACCAGCTAATCATCTAGGATTTACCAATGTTGCTCAACAGATAGTAAATGATGTTAAACTTCGAGGTGAAAACATTAAAGAGATGTTAGTGGCTGGAAATACCAGTTTGTGCAGTATTCTTAACAAAGAGCAACGGGATAAAGTTAAAAAGAAAACTCAAGATTTAAATGACACATACATTGTGGTATTTCCGGAAAAATGGAATGACCCGGTTGGCCTTCCCGGAGCCGGAGCTGAACAATTTGAAACAGAGCAACAGGCAACTGCTGACCCTCAAGAACCCGAGTCATCACCTATTAAGGGACGAACCGGTCAAGATTCACAAAGTTACGGAGACGGTATTATTGGGAACAGTAGTTTAGGGTTTGGTGCTACTTCGGGAGGCAATATAAATTTTGGATTTGAAAACGATGTTACAGATGAATCCACCGGATTAATAACAAGAAACAAATTAACTATTGATCCCAAGCAACGAGAATTTTCTTTTACGGCCGGAGTATATATTCAAAATGTTATTCAAGAAGTTATATTAAGTTCCGAATATGCAAAAAATGCTATTGACCCATCAAAATTAGACAGCGAAGGAAGAATAAGTTGGTTTAGAGTAGATGTACAGATTAAGATTGGAGATTTTGATCTTAAAAGAAATACTCGTCAGCGCACTTATATCTTTAGAGTATTGCCTTTTAGGATTCATTCTAGTGTGTTTAGAAATCCCACAGCTAACCCACCGGGCTATCCAGAACTTAACAAAATTATAGGAAAAGAATACAAATATATCTATACAGGTCAAAACAATGATGTCTTAAAGTTTGACATACAGGTTAACCAATTATTTCATACTGGTAAACAAGCTACTTCTCCAGAAAATAGTGCTAGTGTGGCAAACCCGTCACAAAATCAGACAGCAGAAGATCCAGATCAAACATATGAAGTTCCTGATACTGACTCAGCAGACGCCGCTACTACTATAGACAGTGCGTCAGCATACGGTGATCTAAATATGACCAAACAAACAACTAAAGGTGGCTACGGTGCTCAAACAGTTGCTAGAAGAGTTGCAGAAACAATGAAGAACGCTATTCTAAATCAAGGCACCGGCGACATGACTAAAATCAGTTTAGAAATAGTAGGAGACCCGTATTGGATTAGCGATAGCGGCATGGGCAACTATCTAGGAGACGAATATGATGGTAAACCGTATCTAATGAGAGAAGCTGGCGGTAGTGTAAACTATCAAGGAGCAGATACTCATATAAGAATAATTTTTAGAACTCCAGTAGAACCTAATCTTGGAACTTCTGGAGTAGGCGGCCTGTACAATTTTCCACCTAATGAGCCAATTAACCCCTATAGCGGAATTTATAAAGTATTGTTTGTAACCAATAAATTTAGTGACGGAATGTTTAAACAAACAATAGAAGCTACCCGCATGCCTAATCAACCACAAGACTACGATCCATACAAAGGCCCAAGCAAACAGATATTTGCAGCCGATATTAGCAAACAAGACAAACCGGATACCAGCTTCAATTCAGATGATGCAAGTTATATCGGTGTAAATGATGATGGATACGCAGTCGGCATTGAGGTGCTAGATGAGACAGGAGCAGTAAGTAGTTTAAAACGCAATCCCGAAACAGGCGAACTTTATGACCCAGGATAATAAATGGCACAAGTAAAAAGAGAATCAGCAAACAAGTCTAACGATATTTCTGGAGGACCGTACCTTGCTAAAATCATTAGTCACTTAGATCCTACATTTATGGGTGGCTTAGAAGTCACCCTGCTAAGAGCAGATGGTAATAGCATTGGCGAAGGCGGCCAAACTTATGGAGTAAGATATGCCAGTCCGTTTTTTGGAGCAACCGCATTTGAATTTCAAGGATCTAATGTAGACGATTTCAATGATACACAAAAAAGTTATGGCTTTTGGTTTGTACCTCCCGATGTAGGAGTAACTGTTATTGTATTTTTTATCGACGGAGATCCTAGTCAGGGCTATTGGATGGGCTGTGTACCAGATAGGTTTACCAATCATATGGTTCCGGGCATTGCAGGCAGCAGGTCTGTGGCCTTTGCTGAAGGCGAACAAGAAAAATACGACACCGGATTTGTACCAGTCGCAGAAGCAAATCGTCGTGCAAACAACCTAGAAGAAAATACAGAAATTGATAAAATTAAGCGAGCAGTACATCCTATTGCTGATCACTTTTTACAAGAAGGCCTATTAGAAGATGATGTTAGGGGTGTGACATATTCTACCAGTCGTAGAAATATCCCTAGTAGTGTTTACGGTATTTCAACTCCTGGCCCGTTAGATCGTAGACCAGGCGCAAAGAAAACATTTATAGGTAAGTCTGATAGTCAAAGTCCAACCCCTGTACCTGTTAGTAGACTAGGTGGCAGTCAATTTATCATGGATGATGGCGACGATCGGTATCAGAGAAGGACTCCTGCCGGAGAAGGTGGCTATGATTATGCCGACACACTCGACGGAGATGCCGGCGAACCAACAATACCGTCAGACGAATATATTAGACTGCGTACAAGAACAGGACATCAGTTGTTGTTGCATTCCAGCGAAGATTTAATCTACATCGGTAATAGTAAAGGAACTAGTTGGATTGAAATGACCAGCGATGGGAAAATTGATATCTTTGCAGAAGACAGCATCAGTATTCACACTAAGCAAGATTTTAATTTTTATGCTGACAGAGATTTTAACTTTGAAGCCGGTAGAAATATCAACATGAAAGCTTCTGCTGTACATGAAACTGGTGGCGGAAACTTCCGTGTAGATACCGAAGCTAATACTAGATTTTTTGTCAAAGGCGATACAAAAATTACCACAGAAGGTGAAGTACATATTGCTACATTAAAAGATAATCATATAACTTCTGTAATGAATAATAATTTTAAAAGCATTTTAAGTACCTATATTCAGTCAAGTTTAGATACTCATATGAAAGCAGGAACCAGCATTAATATTCAATCCGGTACAAGTATGGATATTAAATCTGGAGATGCTATGCAGATAACTGCTGGTGGCGACGGTAGTTGGGGTGCAGCCAATTTAACATTTACCGGAGGAGCCATTAATCTTAACGGTCCCGAAGCAGCCGAGGCCGCTGATGCTACAAAATCAACAGCAGCCACACCGACATTGGCATTAGGAATTAATGGAAATATTGTAATTAATCCAGCAGCAGCCGAATGGGTGGGTGCAAGATATAACACACAAACTCCTTTAGAAAGTATTATGTTTAGAATACCTATGCACGAGCCATGGCCTAGTCATGAAAATTTAGATCCTCTATTAGTTAAACCTAATTTAACAGATAGAGAACAAGCAGGTGGCGGCGAAGACGGACTAGCAGCAGGTGGAGATGCAGGTGGCGGCGAAGATCCACCACCAGAGGAGTTATAAAATATGGCAAAACTATACAATCAACAATCAGTAGCAACTAACAAAGCTACTACATCACAGACTAGTTCTAGTTTTAGATACAAGGGTTTTAGTTCTAACGAAATAAAAAACAATTTTAAACTATATGATATTGACCTAGTCAAGCGAGACCTAATGAATCACTTCTACATTCGCAAAGGTGAGAAATTAGAAAATCCCAACTTTGGAACCATTATATGGGACATGTTGTTTGAAAACTTTACTTCAGAAGTTCGTAGATTAATTACAGAAGATGTTGAACAAATTATCAATTACGATCCAAGAGTTAAGGTCACTACATTGACAATTGATAGCACAGATCAAGGTATTAGAATACAAGCAGATGTTGTTTATCTGCCGTTTAATGTCAACGAGCGCATGACTTTTGACTTTAACAAGACAAATAATATAGTAAACTGACCGGTTTATTTTTTAGGGTAAATATGTGATAGGGCAAGAAAAACAATGACTACGACTACTAGACAAACGAATTTAATACTGAATCAGGATTGGACAAGGATCTACCAGACCTTTAAAAGTGCTGATTTCAAAAGCTACGACTTTGAAAATTTGCGTAGAGTTATCATCACATATCTGCGTGAAAACTACCCAGAAGATTTCAACGATTACATTGAATCTAGTGAATATC